AGCCACCAGGAAGCACTACCACCATTAACACTTCTGCAAACATTCCAACAGGGGATGAAACTTATGACGTTAGCGCAGCAACAGTATCGGTAGGCGAAACAAACTGGGATTCTTCTGAGACAACTTGGGATGAAGCAACTAACGAATCAGACCAATGGGATTTTGAAACATTTGGTTCGTTTGTAGTTGGCGCAAAAGGGTCAACAAAACCTGTAATTAAAAAGAACAATGTAAACTTTAATATATACCATAACGATGAAGTTAGTGGAGCAACAATCACTATAAATGATGATCCTGGAACTGGTTACGCAGTAGGTGACACTCTTTCATCAACAACTACTACAGGAGTCGGGACTGGGCTAACAGCCACCGTTACAAAAGTACAAGCAGGTGGGATTGTTGACTTTGAAATTACCGATTTCGGCAGCGGGTATGTGGATAACGAGAATATAGATTTCAATACGCTAACTGGGTCTGGTCAAGATGCTACGGCAACCATATCTGTTCCTGATATAGACTTTGATTCATTAGAGTGCTTTCATCGTCAAGGGCCACATATGCTTGCGTTTAACTACAGCAAGGGTAATGTAGATTACAGCACAAGCTTTGCATGGTGTAGTACAGACGACTTAGACACATGGACAGCAGACGCAACAAACACTGCTGGTAGTCTTTTAATTCGAGAAGCAGAGACACCCATCCGCTGCGTTTGTCAGCTAGGTAATGGTTTAGCGGTATATACAGACACTCAAATGTTTGTTGTTAATTATGTTGGCCTTCCTAATATATTTGGCTATCAGGTTGCACTAGAGGGCAGTGTTGGCGCTGTATCTCCAAACTCAGTTGTATCTGTTGGTCGTCAAAACTATGGCGCAAGCAGAGATGGCTTCTTTGTAACGGATGGAGCATCTGTAAATATGATAGGCCGCGAAAGCGGTATGAATCAATTTTTTAGAGATAACGTAGCTCAATCAGAGCTTGCTCAAATATACGCTTTTGACAACTCAAAAGAAAATGAAATTGTCTGGGCTGTTCCTTTAAATTCGTCAAGCATAACCAAAGAAATTTATTATAACTATAAGACTGGTCAGTGGGGAATGCGAGATCAAGTTATATCAGCCTACCTAGACAGGGGTATATTTCACGAAGCAATATCTGCTGACTCTATAGGTAACTTGTATTACGAGGGCAACACTCCATCGCTAAGTGACCCTAGCGTTTCAGCAATTACTAAAGCCCATGACTTAAATGACGCATCCAGAGTTAAAGAAATATCTTCTATTCGCGTGGGTAAAGAAGGAGTAGGCTCTCCTACACTTTCAGTGGGATGGTCTGACACAATTGATGCTGAGCCAAACTACACAAGAGCTGATGGTCAAACTAACAGCTTTATAATTGATGACACGTTTAAAAGCTTTCCAATTAGATCTGCGGGAAGGTACATTACACTTAAAATAGAAAGTAATTCCACATCGGATAATTGGACTCTTACTAACTTAATTGTGCAAGGCAGAATGGAAGGCGAACGATAATGGCTAACCTGCCATCACAATACAACAGGCCAGTTATAGAGGATGAGCTAAGAAAGCTTAGTCAGCGCATAGAAGACATGAAAAAACTTCTTACGTTTATACCTGTTAATGCGCCTGTTGTAGATCCCAAGATTGGCATGATTATGTATGCTGATGGTGAAGAGAATAACTTTAACGGTCATAGAGGTAGAGGACTTTACCGTTATGACTATTTAAACAAGGATGTTGACAACGATTTAGGCTGGATTAGGTTTGCAAGTGCTGACACAGAGCCTTACGTTTTAACAGGCAATACTGGCGAGACTCATACTTATGATTACTTGTCTGACTTTTTGCTTGTAAAGCACTCAAGAGCATCAAATGGCACATGGACTGTTGCCTTGCCGGATCCAAGCGTACAGAAGTACAGAACCATTAGAATAGTGTCTGATGATTCTACAGACGCTAACCACAAGGTGGCTCTTGATCCGGGTACGTTTACAATAGATGGCAGCACAGCAGATTACGAAATAAACAGGAACTTTGAGGGTGTCACTTTATTTAGTGATAGTCTAAACTGGATAATAATACAGGCGAAAGACAAGTAACAAGAGAGGTGAGAGGGGATGCAGAAAGATTTAGTAAAGCTAGAAATAGATCAGGTAGATAGGGTTTGGGATGCTTGTATACCACTCTTACAGAAAGCTATAGACCGATCAGAAGGTTATTACGATATAGATGACCTTTATCAGATTGTAAAAAAAGGACAGCAAGACTTGTGGGTAATGTTTGATAAGGAAATATTACTGGCTGGAACAACAAAGATAGTTCACTACCCAAACAAAAGTGTATTAGAAATACCTTTTGTGGCTACAAAAGATAACGATAGCGTAGATGATTTTAGATCTATGATGACTCAAATAGAGGGTTGGGCCAAAGAGCAAGGCGCAGAAGCAACAGCATTTGCAGCAAGAATAGGATGGAAAAAGCTTTTTCCTGATTTTGAGTTAAAACACACATTAATGATGAAAGATTACGAGGTTTAATATGGGCGGCGGCGGCGATGCACCATCAACATCAACAACAATAACAAAGCCATTTCCAGCACAAGAAAAGGCTTTAACTGAACTTTTTGGGATGTCTCAAGCAGCTTTTGATGCTGGTGCAGATCAATACTACCCTGGATCTGCTATTGCAAACCAATCGTTTAATACGGCTACTGCACAACAGCTAGGTCTTGATGCTGCTGGAGTTCAGGGTGCTCTAGGAATGGGCGCTGCAAATGCTTTAAACGCAGCTTTCGACCCTAACTCAGCACAAAGTCGAGCAATTATAGATCCGCTTGTATCTAACCTGCAAAGCCAAGTGCTTCCAAGTATAGGTAGTCAAGCTATTCAGCAGGGCGCTTTTGGCGGTGATCGACAGCGAATCCAAGAGCAGCAAGCGGCTGACAGCACCGCTACAGCAGCTACAAAGGCTTTCCTACAGAACCAACAGAATGCTATACAAAACCTCTCAGGAGTCCAGACAGGGCTTCTACGGCCTGCTCAGACTATTTCAGAGATTGGCGCGCAGCAAGAGGCTTATCAGCAAGCGTTAATTGACTCTGATATTGCCCGATTTAGATTCGAGCAGGAAGCTCCGCAGACAGCTCTTGACCGTCTAGCTAGTCGAATCACAGGTATTAACCTTGGTAACATTAGTAACTCTGCTCAAATGCAGCAAGGTGGTGGAATTGATCTTGGCGGCATTGCTGGCCTTGGTTTAGCTGGTGCATCACTGTTTGGAGGTAGCTAGACATGTTTCGACCCAATCCCAATAATGGTTATATAACCCTCAAAGATGCAAAGAAGAAATATGGAAATGATCCTTATTTTCAAGATCTTTTAAAAACAAAAAAACAAAAAGGTAGTATATTTTGGAATGCTGAAAAAGGATTTTTAACTGGCGATATTTATGGAGTCACCAGCTCTAAAGGCAAAGACAAAGTAAGGATGACTTCTAAAACATTTGGCGAAGAAAAGTTTAACGACAGAGCTTTTCAGCAGTATATTTCGTATAGAGATTTTCAAAATTCTCTTGAGGATAGGGCCAAAAATGCTGCTCAAGCAAGGGCTGATGAGTTTGCATCTGACTTTTCAAGAGATGGAGCGCAAGCAGGTGCGGGGGCTGATGCAAGGGACTATTCTAGCTACAATGAATTAAATCTTAGCGATTTAAATAAAAATGATAGAAGTGAGACTAGAAAAGCCGCAGCTCAACAAATGCTTGATCTGTATGGCAGCGATCCATACTTTGCAGATTTTATAAAAGCAGGAAACAGAGCGACAACAGGTACTGTTTTGACAAGGGGAAGAGATCCAATTACTCCCAACACAGAAGCTTATATTAAATATGTTCAAAGAAGGTCGGCTGAGGATGCTCGCCAAGCAAGGATTGATGCAGCAAGCGCTCCAGCAGAAGCAGCGCCTACAACGGATGAGGTTATATCTAGCGGTGGAACACTGCAAGAAATAATTGATAGCGGCGCAAGCGAGCAAGACGTTATAGATGCGTTTTTAGGTGGCACTACTCAAGGAACTTTAGGTCAGGTGTCTGGTGGTGATGCAAGCCCTTTATTTGATTACAGCGATATGTCCTCTGGTGGTATTAACACTTCGGGCGCTAATCAGCCAGTAGTAGTAAACGGCATAGAAGGTATTTCAGGTACTTCAGGTACTTCAGGTGGTCAGGGGCAGCAAGGTTTATTTGATTACAGTGCTATGGGTTCGCCTAATGGGACTGGTGCTATTTCAGGGTCAATAACAGGCTTACCAGATGGGCAGACAACACAGGCAGATCCTTCTGGCGGAACTATTAATTTATCTGGAAGTATATACGATTATAGCGGGAATTTCTTAGGTTTAGATCCGAATCTTGTTAATATTAATGGAAGCCTCTACGACAGAAGTGGAAATTATGTAGGGCTTGCTGGCGAAGACGCAACTGGTCAAATTATTGGCGGAGCTTCTAGTTCAAACCCAATATTTGACGATCAAACTGCGGCTCAAGCATTGGCTGCCGCTAACGCTGCCGAAGCTGTTGAGCTAATGGATGCAGGGTACGGTCGATACAATGCGGCTGTAAGGAAGCTAGGCATTATAGGCAGGCAGGGAGAAGAGTACGCTCCCTTGATTCTTGACCAGCTAAGAATGGCTGAGATGGAAGCAGCTCAACCACAGTTTGCAGCATTTGGATTTGGTGAAAACCCAATGTTGGGTGGTATGCCGCAAATAGGCGTTCAAGGCGTTCAAGGAAACGTGGGCGGTCAGAGCGCTTTGTCTGCACTATCTAACGCTGGATTAAATCAGCTTCAGGTATCTCAACAGCCTTACAACAGGATAGCGTTGCCAGATATTGATGATAGTGGTCAGCCTATTAGTCAGGTTAATAATCCAACAATATTTAGGGCTTCTACAAGTGTTTAAGTATTTTGAATTAGATGAATTTGATTGTCAGGAAACTGGATGTAATCGGATGGATAATCAGTTTATCCATGACTTAGATGACTTGAGAGAAGCTTGTGACTTCTCTTTTGTCATTACATCAGGTTATAGAGATCCAAGTCATAGTATTGAGGCAAAGAAGTCTACACCAGGAACTCACGCTCAAGGTATTGCAGCAGATATAAAAGTAACGGGTGGGGCGCAAAGAATGGCTATTGTAGAGCAAGCTGTTAAACTTGGCTTCACTGGTATAGGCGTGGCTAAGAGCTTCGTTCATGTAGATAAAAGAACAACTACACCCGTATTGTGGTGTTACTAATAGGATAAATTATGTCAGCTTTTTTAGTACCAATGCTTTTGGGCGCAGTAGCGGGTGCAGCAACAAATAAAGATGATCGCCTTAAAGGTGCATTACTTGGTGGTACATTAGGTGCTCTTACTGGCGGTTTAAGTGGTTTAGGCAGTGCAGCAGCAGGTGCAGGGTCAACAGCAGTAGGAACTGGATCAGCGGCAACTTCAGCTTTAGGGTCTGCTCAAGCAGGTCTTGGTAGTGCGGCAAGTGCAGAAGCGGCAAAG